ATCTAAAGCAATTACATCTATAATTTGTTGAATCTTGTTGGTGAAATCTCCCATTTTAAAGGTATTTGCACCGCTCGTTATACCCTGTGATTCAATAGGAGCTGCACTATAATTAGAATCGTCTAATAGGCGTTTCCCGGCTCCACGCCAGGCTAATTGAAAATACCTGTCTAAAGAAGCATTAAGTCTAGCCACTTTTTCCTGAAACGGGAACTTAGCATTGGTTGTGCCGCAAATCCTATCCATTTCATGGGCTATTGTATCTTTATTTATAAGGTCGTAAAATTTCATATAATTTATAATTAATAAAAATAATCACCAATGTGCATGACTGGTATGGTCGGGTCACACCATATATTAAAGCCCCCTGCTCTGGCCTTATCGCAAAAATAATAATCTTCTGCCTTGTCCATCTCTCCATTATCATTTAGGGTAAAAAAGAAATAGGGCTTTTCCAGCTTATCAAATACAGATATTTTAATTAACATGCACCCAGTCGGAGCATAAGAGCATTGAAATGGAAATGTCCTGCCTTGAATATCAATAAGCTTCATATTCTCATCTTTTACCATGCCTTGCTCTGGTAAAGACCTGCGGTTATAGCTGGCCGCTATAATATCCTTATCAGCCTCTAAAAGCCTTGAAAGCGTATCCCGTTCAAAAACAATGTCAGAATCAACAAAAAACAAATAATCTGCTTTCATGTCCTGCGCTATCTTAACCAAAGAATTGCGATTTTCATGCACTAAGCAATTCTCAGAAAACACTATTCTCATTTGATATGATTTATCTAATGTTAGCGAAAATAATGAACCTGCGGTTTTTGAGCAAATTGTCCTTTGGCATGGTACGCCAACGCATATTTTTGTCATAGGTTTATTTAAGCCCACTACGTTAAGTAATGGGCTTTTAAAGCCTATGCAACTGTAATATCAAATATTAAAGATTTGGTATTAGTCCAAGCCTTGAATTCCCAGTCAATACGACTGACAACTCCAATACCAGATAATGCTCCGTTTGAAGTCGCTGGTTCGTCAACAACAGTAATCGCACCATAAGTATCTTTTACAATACCTAAGTGAAAAATGTTTTTAACGCCTGCGAATAAATGGCCTGAGGTATGAAGATTCGACACATAATGGTCAACGCCCATGTATCTAAATCCTTCAATAGTACCATTCTTCAAAGCATTATCAGCAGTTGAAAAACCATTTGCCTGTACGAAAGCTTCTAAGATTTCAAAATCAGCTGAACGCCAGATAATGAAAGCTCCGTTGCGAGCCATCAGATTAGAACCATTAGCATCTCGGATTTTCTTCTTAACAGCACGAATAATGTCATCAACATTGGTAGCTGCTACTGTGATGTTTCCACCACCGCTGCCGCCAATATCGTCAACAGTCAAGTTAGTCCACATAGCGTGGTTGGCTAACATGTCTGTTTCCATATATTCATTAAGAAGTGTGCCTTGCAATTCGGCCATTTCCATCTGTCTTTCGTAAGTTTGCTGAGCTAAGTCTGCCCTATCAATGAACATAGGAAGAATCCTAGATTGATTAATAGTTACAGATTCGTCAGTGTTGGCAAAAGGCTGATAAGTATAAGCGGTATTTCGGGTGTGGGTCTGTACTGAAGGAACGGTTGACATATAAGGGTTATGAAGAACCCTTTTATTTGAAATATCAACTCGGCAAACCTCTTTCCAGTTTTGAGGGTAATCCAACCTCTCTTGTAACTTCACTGTCCAATCTTCCGCATATACAACAGTATTGACAACATCTACTGCCATAAAAACAATGTTTGATTAATAATTAGAATCAAGGACAGTTTATGTGATTATTGGACTTTTACTCGCCCAGAAATAGGATTAGAGCTAAAATGAGTGCCGCCTTTGGCTCTGATAATTTTAGCATTAACAACTTTCCTGCGGAGTTCCTGCTGTTCTAAAGGCGGCAATTCGCCTTTGTTAAGCCAGTAATCAACTTCATCTTTTCTTGACGTGGCCGCACGCTTGGAATTAGATGGAGTCGCTTTTTTAACAACCTGTTTTTCCCTTATCTCTTTTAATTTGCCTTTGACATAATCGTCATTGACAACATCTTTCAATTCATCGCCAGTCCTTTCCATTATTTTTTGAACAAACTCAAACTCCTCGTCAGTTTTAATCCCCTTAGTTTCCATATAAGCAAGCTGTCCATAATCAAACTCTCCTGATTGTTTTTCTTCTTTTTTATCTGGTGCTTCTTCTTTGGAATTTTCAGAATCATCAGCTTTTTTTTCAAGCTTTGTTTTTAATCGTTTGTTGATGCCCTGTTGTTCCAAATATTTAGCTTTCCAGTCAACATCATCCTTTTTTTCCTTAGACTCCTCGTCTTGGTTGATGTCTTTGTCATTTTCATCGCTCATAAAATGATAAATGAGTAATCACTTTTGCCAGGAGTGATAACCCGTAATTATTTTTTAAGAATAATAACTTTTCATTTTTTTGGAATGATAACCTATGTGAATTAGTCACCTACTTGGAAAACCTCAACTATTAGAGTGACGCCATCGCCACCAGATAAATTAGCTCCGCCCGGGATTCCTAATCCAGTTCGTATAAATGTCAACCTTGCGAATTCCAAACCGTTAATAACTACTGTTTCACCCTCATCTTCCTGCAAATCTACGCCAGTTCCAGCCGCAATAGTTATTGTAGAAGCAGCTGTTGTTGACGCATTATGCAAAATATATTCTCTTTTAGAGCCCGGTATTGAAGATAAAATATTGCCCATACTGCCAGTTGCCATTGTGGTAATTGTAAGATTCTCATAAGGCAATATCTGCAAATAACTAACTTCATCATCAATATCACCCTGAGTAAGCGTAATAGCATCATCAGTTGTAGTTGCCCAGATAGTTCCTCCATTGCTTATGCCACCATGAAAATTTACATGCTGGTAAACATCTGTGCCTGGAAAACCGCCAACAATTATCTCATCTCTATCATCTCTATCATCGCTTCCTGCATTTTGAGTTATTGTTGCGGGGCCGTTAAAATTATTAATGATTGTGTCAGCTAACGCGATACCGCCAACCATTAAAAAGGCAACTAAAGTTATGCCCGCAACAGTTTTAATTTTGCTCATACCTTTTTGATTACGTTTTTTCTTAGATTTTTTTTCTTTTTTCTCGACCTTTTTTTCTTTTTTTGGTTTAACGGCTTTTTCAAACTGTTTTTCAACAGTCTGTAATTTGTCCTGCAAAGAGAACAGTTTACCTCTTAACATATTAGTATGCTTCCAAAACCCTAAGAGTAACCTTGCCAGAGCTGGTTGCCTGAATAGGGCCTAGATATAAATTATCATAATCAATTTCATAAGTGCCGCCAGAAGCAGCCACTGGTATCGCATAGCTTGTAGAAGCTACTCTCGGCAGATATGCCGTAGTAGTCGCATCATCAAAAGCAAGATATGCAATGGTTGCCGATGTATTGGTTACAATTGCATATTTCCTGCTTGCTCTTTCTGGCACAAGCAAAGCGCCCACGCCTGCCTCAATGGTCTTGCTGGTTGTAGCTACTTGGCCTGTCCAAAAGCTATTAACATCAGCAAAGCCTAAAACTTCGGCCTTATTAGCGTTTATGTCTTTTAATATCACATAACTTCCGACCAAAGTTATCGTGATTATCAAAAGCAAAATTGGAGTTAAATACTTCATAAATATTTTAATTAATTAAATAGCTGGATTACCCTCTTTTTTTTCTTTTTTAGGCTTATCTTCGAAGGCTTTTAATTGCTGAAAGCCGTCTTCAATAAACATAATGCCGTCAACAGCCGCCCTAAGCTTCTGGCCTGCTTCCTCGTTATTGATGTGATAACGGTTTCCTTGCGGGTCAACTATTAAATTCAAGGCAAAATTAATATTGGTGTCTGCTTTTTCGCCTGGTTTCAATGTCCCGCTCTGATATACGCCATATAAAAACACTTTTTTAACCGCTTCCATCTGAACTTCATTCTTGATGAATTTTTGTATTTCTTTTTTTTCTCTGTCATTTAGAGCATCATCTATTTTCATAATTGTTGAGCAACTGGCTGTTTAACAGGCTGAACGGCTGGTTGAACGGCTGGTTGCATTAATTCATTAGGCTGGGGTGCAAAATCCGCTGGATTAAACATCATATCAACCCCAGAACTTTCTATTATTTGATTAAATAATTTAGCCATGCCCTTATTCTGCAATATCCTGCCTTCTGACTGTACAATAGCCGCCCAGACATTAGACAGCTTCTCTGCCATAAATGCTAGATTTTTCTGCTTGCCTGCTATGCTAATCTTTACATCAAACGGCAAACTCTTGAATTCTTTCTCTAATATAGAAATAAATTTCTTATTTCCGTTTTTAATAAAATTCATTTTAATTTCTTCTTCCAAATCTTCTTTTTCGCCTGGCAATATGGCTTTGCCCTGTAAAACTCTTTCTTTCAAGATATTATGAGCTTCATTCCTAGCTACTCTGTCGGATACTTCCTGCATCTCATCATAATCAAGCGCAATCATAAATTCATCGCCCTTCAAAATCTCTCTGGCAATATGCGGTAAAATCCAATCTCTGTATATTTCCTCTACAAATACTGATAATTTGCCCTGCCTGTATTTATGCAGGCTATGAGCTTCCTGAGTTACTAAAGCCTGTAATCTAAACGGTGTGCCTGACTTTGGCTCCTCTCCCATAATTGGGTTTTGAGCAGCTCCCATTTGCTGGGCATGTTCTTCCCATTCCATTACATTCTTTTCAAATAAGCCAATATTTCTGGGCGTAGTGTCCATAACCTCTATATCCGTGCCATCGGCAATATCCAATATTTCTTCGTTATCTAAATCCTTAATCTTCTGCCTTTTAGCAAAAGTCGGGTCAGTAGTCTTATAAAGAATCTTAGCGGCTGCATCCAGCATTCCCTTAACTCTAATCTGGTCATAATTAATCCAGATTTGAGGCTGAAATAATTCCTCTGCTCCGCCAAAGCCCAATGCACGCCCATAAACCTCGTCTCTAAGAAGCAATTTAAACGGGCTTTCTTTTTCCTCTTTCCTGAATAAAGTAACTCCCCTATGATTTCCCTTTTCATCGTTATAAATAGCGACTATCTGAATTTGTGAAGCATAGTTTTCATCTCCATCATCCATTTCATCCTTCAAATAACGGGTAGGCAAATTGCCATGCACCTCGTAAATCTCAATATATTTTCCTGGTATATTAGCCTGTTCTTTCCCCATTTGGCCGACATTCTTATGCTGTTCCGCTAAATCAATAGCATCTTCTATTGAATGGGTAGCTCCATTGCTTTCTTCTCCCCAGCCAACCTTGCCCATTTCTTCTAACTGGTCGGGAGAAAAATAATGTCTGATACTTAGCGGCCCGCTAAGTATATCGGTCTGGTCGCAAAAAGCCACGCTTTGTAAAGGCACTACTTCTGGCCTGGCATTATCAATCTGCTTGACTAAAACTCCGCCAAAATCAACATAGCTTTCCACTAATTCGTCTATAAAAGTGTCCATGCCCTGTTCTCTTGCCCAGCGGTCATGGAACTTCTTGACTAAAAAGGATTTATAAAAGTTTCTATGGTCATCAACGTAAATGTCTATATCCTTAACATCAAATCCCTCTGCCCTGTATTGAAGGTTTAAAATAGGGCGGATAATGTTCTTAAACGGCCTGTTATTATCATTCCCCTGTGTATATTGGGAGTTTTTATACATCACCGTCTTATAAATATGCTCTTTCATTGACCAATCATAATTATCAGCCACAGGGATTGGCATTTTATAATTGGTTTCTTCCTGAGTTATAAAATCAAAAATTGTATTTGGTAATTTATCCATAAAAAAGACACTAATAATTACTTATCAGTGCCTTCAAATATGCCAAGAGCCGTTCAGAAACTTAGCAGTCTTTAAAGACACTGCAAAGCAATGAACGGCCTTTATAATTTGTTAACCTTCTAATAAAAGACTTAAATTCTTAGCAAATACTATTCTGTTAACATCCAAAGTATATTTGCCTAAAAAACGCCTAATTTGAACTATTGGCATTATCTTTTCCGCCTTTTTCTTTCCACACTCTATTTGTAAAACGCCATGAGTTTTGGCTGGGATTATGCCAAATTTCTTAATTGCACTTAACATAGACGAGCCCTCAGCCTTATATTTTCTGCCATTAGCATGTAATATTAGTTTATATTTTTTCATAAATAATTCATATAACTCTCTTGCTCGCATTCTTTCGTATTATCTGCTGGCCTTAAAACATGTAAGAGAGCTTTATCTAATTTACTTTGATTAAGTTTAAAATGCTCTATTAAGCGGCCAATCTCAAATTCTGGCCGTTCAAGCAGTCTTTCATATTCTATTATATGACTTTTAACTTTTGACATATTTTCCTCTGTTTTTTTAAATACTTCTTCGCCATTAATCATCCACCTGTTCTTGACCATGCTTTTTAATGTGTCTTCCTTGTTTCTCCTCACCCAGATAATATCTGGATTGGCTGTATTGATTACATCATCAATAATCTCGGCTGCGCTGGGAGCTTTCCATCCCCACCTTATAAATCCTGGAATTTCCATTTTAGAATATCGGTCTATTAATCGCTTATATTCAGTTTCCCATTGCTCCTTAGTTGCTTCGCCTGTTATTAGCCCGTGGTCAGCCATCCCCCATTGTATATCCTCAAAAAAGCCTGTGGGGTTAGTCTTATTACGCTTAATGAACATATCGCCCAAATACACCCCTAAATAAAACATAATTCCCGCTACTACCGAAGTTCCCGAACGTGGACAGCCTGTTATTAAAATTGGTTTATTCATAATAACTTATACCTACTTTACAATGACCAACCTTTATAGCCGGGTCGCAATGTATTTTATATCCCGCCTTATTAAGTCTTTTACAAAAAGATATATCCTCGCCTAATAATTGCCCATTATATTTCATTGGATTAAATGGATTTTTATCCAATTTTACTCGTTTGCTTATACCAATAAAACCTAATCCGCAAGCATCTATTCTGGTTAAGCGAGTACCATTATATTCTTCTCCATATACTGCTTTTGTACCATCAGCTAATACATAAACTCCAGAAATAATATCTTTACTCTCTAAGTGAAATTCTATCTTCTCAACATCTCCGGGAGTAAACACCATATCAGAATCCACCATTAAACAATCTTGATTCTGCTCTTGTATATAATCCCAAACTCTGTTCCTATTCTCATAAATTACTGCACTTTGCTTGGCATAATAGTCATATTTAGGCGGTAATTGAAGAATGGATTTAACAAAATCCCAGGGCGCAAAGTAATTATTTGGTATAACTGTAGCAATTATCATAAAGCTGGATTTACTTTGGGCTGTGTTGGATTAAAACTTGGCATACTTTCCACAAGCTCTCTATTGCGGATTACGGGAGTTAAACTTAATATCGCATATCTAATGGCATCTAAGGCATGGTCATTGCCTGGCTCTGGCGTATGCCCTCGTATAACACCGTCATCATCAGTCTGCCAAAGATAGCTTCTGTATTCCTTTAAAAGATTAATGCTTCTATGAGTTACGCTTATTCTTTGGTCTTGCACCTGGCCGATGCTCCAGGTTAAAAAACTTCTTGTAGAGCCAAACCTTTCCTGCTTCTTTTTGGCTCCGACTATATTTATCCCATACAGCTTAATCTCATCTATGCTTTTAGGCTCTGCACTGTCTGCTACTGTTATTGCTTTTTTTTCAAAATTCTTGATTATATTGGCTATATCCCTGTTATGCAGCCCTTTCTGATAGATAATTTCATCTACAATATATCCGCCATTATAATAATATAGAGCTATTAAAGCTGTGGGGTCATTGGAATATCCAAAATCAAGTCCATATCTTTCTAGTCTTGCTTCATGCGGTATCTCTTGAATTATCCGCCAGCCAGTATAAATTCTTCCCTCAATTTCCCCTAATTGGCCTAAACCATATACTTTCCACCAATTCTTATTGCCCTTATGGCTTTCTATATCATCAATTATATTCTGGTCTAAAACATCTATGCAATCCTTGTAGGTCAATGTAATAAAATCATGGTCAACCCTATCTTTAATTTCTGTATAATACCAAAATTCAAATGTCGGGTTCCAGTCTGCCCATACTATATCCTTAGTCCTGACCTTTAACTGGTCAAATATCTCATAATCTATATTATTAGCTTCATTTACAAATAACACATCCCTTCTCGGCCCTCTTGACTTCCCAATCTTATCAACTGACATGAACTTAATAACGCTGCCAGTTTTAAAAGAATACTGATGTTTGCTTTCGTTCCATTCATTGTCATCCCAGTAATTATGCTCCATCATTATTTCTTTAAAGTCTTTTATTGCTCCATTTTCCAAATGCGGATAACTTTCACTTACTACATCTATTTTCTTATCCTTATTAATCTGAGCATAATCTATTAGTATCATTAAAATAGAATATGTTTTTGAAGCGCTTGTGCCTCCGCAGACACACCTTAATCTTTTTTTAAGTTTTAAAAGTTTTTCAGTTGCCTGTGTGCGAGATGCCATACTTTTTTCTATTATAAACTCCTTTCGGCATATTTAATCTTTTTTTGCGTCATTTAAACTGTCGCCACCTAATAGCGGCTTATATTTAATATTGCCCTTTACTTTAATTTCTCTTGCTACTTCTTTCAATGCTACTTGGAATGCTTTGTCAACTTTTTCTTTAGCATCTAAAATATCTATATCTTTATCTAAACTATTTTCACTTATTAATAATGCCTTTTTAATTAACCTTTTTTTTTGTTCCTCTAAACCATAGCCTAATCGCCCATGTCTTTGTCTTTTTTTCCATAATTGTTCACCTTTTTGAATAACCATTATTTATATAATTTCTATTGTTTAATATTAGCTAAACTATTTATTTAAGCCATTAAGATAAAGATTCTTAAATTCTTCAAATGTGCCTTTCCATTTAAATTCTTTTTCAAAATTTAGTTCTTTTCCTTTAAGGTTTGGTGTTTTACTTTTTCTTGATTTTCTTTCCATTCAATTAAAAAAGCCCAAGATACCAAAAATCTTAGGCTTTCGTTATATATAAAGTAAAGCAAAGTTTGACAAGCATATTCAGTTGTTTATATAAATTTATAGCTTTTAAAGGGATATTAGATAGTACGCTTTTTAAAAACACCTAATTTTAGGCAGAATATCCCTTTCTCAAACCTTTCCATTGGAATCAAAATGGATGTTTAAGCTAATATATTATTAATATAGCACATTTATTTATTTTGTCAACCCTTAGTTATCCACAAGTCAGAGGGGGCAAATTTACATCCCCATGCTTTGACCCCCGCCTAGGTAGTCTATGTTATTGCCCCCTCTAACCTTTTAATCGTTTTTGTGTTTATTTATATCCTCATCATGCTTTTTTTTCTTATGAAAACCCTTTTTAAGCCAGGCTATATAACAATAAACCGCTATCTTTAATAAGTCTTTTTCCCTACCAAAATTCTTAAACCTGCCTAAATACTTAGCTATTGTCTGTAAAAACCAATCAATTCCACTCTTGCCTGGCGCCAACTCATTAACCCAATCAGTAATTTCCTTATCTTCCCCCAGTTTATATTTTTCCCCACCATGCTCAAATTGATTTTGCATAAGTTTAACAAATTTAGGCCAATACTTTTTTTTGGTTTTTAAATCAGTGTTGTATATATTCATATAATTATTTTAAAAGTTTTAAGCCTTGTTTTATTAAATTTAATCCAGCCTTAATTTTATTTTCCCCGCTAACTTTATTCCAATGATTATTTTCCTTTATTTCGCTTTTTAAATTATCTTCTATTTTCCGCCAATCTTCCAACTCCTCCCTCATATCAAAATAATCTTCAGCCCTTATAACGGTTAATAGGGGTTGATGTGGACAATTTATATGCAATACTGGCTTATTTATATCTCCGGCCTGGTCTTGTGTTTGTTTCCAAAAATCATAAATCGCCATTTTTTTCCTATATTTACACTCATCTATCCAGCCATCATATATTTTTTTTAATATATCACCCTTAAAACCCTCTATTGCCCCGCTTGTTGGCATTCTCTTTGCTTGTGGGTCTAATTTGCGATTATAAAGGCTGGCAATTTTATATTCTAATTTATTTCCTTTTTGTTTATTGGGTGTGGTCATAAATTCTAAGCGTTAAATTTCTTAAAATTTGGTGCTATTTTGCGTTTTTATACCGATTTACAATATCTGGACTGTATTTTTCTGGTTCACCCTGAAAAATAACAATAGAATCAGGGTTTGGGGTTAAATGAACTGTCAAAATATTAGCCCTTATATTATAAGTCTGCCAGGAAATAAAAATTATTAAAAAAATTGTTTTAATCATAAATTTATTATTTATATTTTTTAGCTACCACTAAATTATTATTTGGTTCTTCTTCAAGGTCGCTTAAGCTAAATATCATCATAGCGGGTAAGACCAGACAGATAAATAACATTGTAAACGGCCACAACAGATAAAATATTATATTGCGCTTTGCATAAGCCATGTCTTTCACCCCCAAGCTTTGTGGTATTATAAAAAACATTCTTGAGGCCAAAGTTGACCAAGCGCCCCCCAATGGTTTTAATTTTATAATTGTCAAATTATTTTGTTTAAAAACTTTTTCAATCCAGCTTTTTAAAAAATTATAATAATGACCTGGCAGATTGTGCGTAGCGGCTGTCTGGGAAATAAGGGCTATTAAATAGCCTCCTGGCTTTAGTAATCTTGCCATTTCCGACATCATTTTATTCGGTTCGTAAACATGCTCCAGAACTTGAATATTTAAAATAGTATCAAATTTCTTATCAAACTGCATATTGCAGCCATCGCCCTTAACGAAATGTATGCGGTTGCAATAGCCATCTTCTATATTTGGCTCCAGAACCGTATAGCTGTTAAAAATAATTTTCTTTTTAAGAATAGTCTTGTAAAATTCTCCCCCGCCCACATCAAGCACATCACCCCTGCAATATTTTTTTATTTCCTTAAACATTTTACGACAACGAAAATTCCTGATAATATAAAATAATTTTTCTATCATATATCCAAAGACATAATCATTCCAGCCATTCGCAAAACCCAAACTATAATTCCGGCAAGCAATAATATGCCTATTGTTATAATTAAATTTTCTTTTGCTTTGTTATATAAATAAACAAAGGGAATTAATATCGCTACAAATATCACCAAAGGTATAATCCACCATAAATCCCTCCATTTTAAAACACTAAACGACATATTTTTTCATATTATTTATATTTTTCATAACATTGCAATTCGCAATTATCTAAACATTTATAAAAGTCTGATTGAGGCACGCTAGCCGTCATTTGCACTTGCCCAAAAACAGGCATAAGCATGGCACCGGTTATTATTATTGCCAAAAACACAAAAGTTAATATTATTAAGATTGTCCAGATTAATCTTTGTGGCATATTTTGTATTTTACGGCTTCCCAGAGCAAAATTGTTAATTCACTTCCAACAAAACATTGATATTTCGGCTTTAATTTATTTGTCTTTATTTTTACTTCACATCCATTATAAGAAAAAAACTCTATGTGTACCAAATCATCTCCTAAAAATTCTATCAAATCCCCAATAGTAGGCAAATTATTAAATATCTCACTTGGGCTTGCATAATATTCTATTCTTGGAAAATAATCATTTAATAGTTTAACCCTTAACTCTTCATTAGCTTCACTCCAAATTTCATACCATTGCTTTATTGTGATGGCTTGTTTCATATATTTATTGTTTATTTTAAATATTTATAAATTGTTCTCTTGTCTAAGCGCCTCTTGGTTGCTTCCTCAAATTTTCTTCTCACTGTATCATAACATCTGTGTATGTAATACAAATGGTTTAAGCGAATTATATCAATGTCTGTGAGTTTGGTTCGCATATGTTTTTGTTAATATTTCCACTTCCAATTACCACAACGGCAATTATCTATCCCCACTTTTAAACCTATGTCGCCACATTTTTTACAATAAGTATAATCAATTTCTTTTTCTTTTTTAATACGAGGATTTATTCCAAGTATTTCACTCAACCCCCAAGAAATCGGTCTATCAGAATTTATTTTATTTTTTATTTCTAACAAATGTTTTGCTAATAATTTTGGATTCCAACATTCATTAGATAAAATTCGTTTTATTTCCCACCCTTTTTTTTGTAAATACAAATCTTTTTTTACATCTTTGTCTACTTGTTTTGGGCTACAATGAAAATTTAAACCATCTAATTCAACCCCGTATTTTAACTGTGGCCATGCGATATCAATAAAATAATAATCTACTTGATATTCTAGTTCATAATCATAAATTTTTGCTTCTGGAAAAAATCGCAACACCCATTTTTCTAATGGCGATTGTTGTCGTTTTTTATTTCTGTTTTTTAATTTTTCCTTTAATTTTTCGTATTTCGTGGTCATATTATTCTAATTTAATTTTATTTCTACTACCTACCCATTTTTTATGCTCGCCATTTGGTTGTATGACATACCACTCATCCCCTCTTTGATAGGCTGAAAGCCCATCAATTTTATATTTTTTCTTTTTTTCTTGCGGTAAATCCTCTAAATCAAACCATCTTTTAAATACTGTTTCTATCCCCCATTCAATCTCTTGGGCATCAGCCCAGTTTTTAATGCGGTCCAATGCCCATTTAGCCTTTCCAATATTTTCGGCAATTTCTAATAATTCTTTAGCGGGTTTAGTATAGCGGGCATAGATTATTTTATTTTTTTTATAAAAATCTTTGTTTTTATTACCCCAGCCTTTTAATTCAAAAAAATAATTAACTATTTCTTGGATATTAGAATTAGAATTAGTATTAGAATTAGTATTAGAATTAGAATGCGATATGGTATCTATACCGTATCCTACGGCTTCTAAGGCATCATCTTGCCATTTTTTATTATTTTTGGGCTTTGCTAATATATTATCTTTACTTAACTTAACTTTACTTAACTTAACTTGTGGTACCAACTGGTTGCCATTTGGTTTACCAAGTTCTGTATATGCTTTATTTTCCTTTATTTTTAGCAATTTTTTTTCCTTTATATAAGTTGTTTCTTTAAATCTATCCATTCTTATGGTGTTGTGAATTAACCAATGTTTTATTACAATTATTCCACTATTAAATGTCAAGATAAACCGTTTTGCTATTAAAACCTTTAAATCATCATCTTGCACTCCTATTAATTTCATTATTTTTTTAGGGCTATCAACAAACCCCTCATCATCAGCTCTCATTACAAGATGAAAATAAAGCAATTGAGTAGACACCGGCATTTCTAAAAATGCGTCTGTGTCTACTATTTGCAAGCTAAACATTCTTCTTTTGGCCATATAATTGACAAGCTTTTAGTGTCTTATGTCAAATTTTCATAACAAAAAACACATTTCGGGATAGGACTCGCTACCGCCAGTCATAGCGGGATAAATGGTTGCCCATTCACCAGTCCTGTCCCTAAATGTGTTTGTTATGTATGACTGTTTTAGCATAATATTTAAATTAATAATTTACAATGACCCATACAGTAGTTTTAGAAACTACAAAGAAGGGAATTGTGTATATTATAGCATATTGTCGATTTTTGTCTATACCCTTAACTGTGGATAAAAGTGTAAGAAAAAGACCTGAATAAACTATCTATTATTTGTAGGCCGGCTTAAGGTAATTTACTATGTCTAGAGCATAGCTTTTCTCCATAAGCCAGCCCATATTTGTCAAGTTATTTACTAAAGACGGCAGTAATGGTTATGGTGCTGTGTATTTCCATCTGCTTTGTGTGAGCAGGTTAGCTCCCTATCGTCTGAATACACGCATTGACATAGGTGTTGTAGCATAATCCACAGAGCCATTACTGCTGACT